TCAATACAGTTAGAACACAGCACGGTTTCACGTGTATCTTCAAACTCACTACAGCTAAGTTCCACGAGCCACGTATCAAGTGGCATAGAACGGTGTCGTTTAACACCGCTTACTTGTTTTTCACCTAATTGTTGACAGCCGTCACAATAATCGGTAAACCTGTGTTTAGGTAACATGTTTATAATAGGGTTATCGCTCATAATATTCTCCAAATATTTATTTAACTACATATATAGTAAACGCGATCAATACGATGGTTAAGGTAGTTCAGGTACATCACTATTCTTTTTAAACAGCCCATCTTCAAGTACTCCCTTGCGGTTTTTGATTTCATCGTAGGCTTGGTCAATACACTCTGTTACTTTTAAATCTAACTGCTCAGCTAATACCACTAAACACACAAATACATCACCTATACCGTCAGAGGTAGACCACTTGTCTCGGTAAGCAACACCTTTAGCAAGTTCGCCTACTTCCTCAACTAGTTTAAGCATTTGTTTTTCAGGCTGAACGTCAGCGGTCAAAAGTCCACGTTGCCTAGCCCATATTACTATTAATTCTTCTAGTGAATTTAAATCTCTAGCCATTATATACTCCTATGTTGTTAAAATATAAGGCTCGTTTCTGAGCACAAGTGAGCCAAACTTGCTATGAAGGGACAATAATACAACACCCTTGCTCAATTAGAAGAGTCTTTGTTGATTTAGGTGAGTGACAAAACTCTTGCAAACTAAAAAATCTCACCACGTTGACGCTCATTAATAAAGGAGGTAAAAGACACGTCAACTTATAAAAGCCTCCTGTATAACCTCATCTTTTTTTCGTTTATCCTTATAAGAACGCACTTGTTTGCCACTCTTATAGTAGGTCGTAGTGTAATCAATGTTTTTCGCTTTATTAATTACACGAGTCATAGCTGTAACGGAACTCATATCACGTTCCTGTACTAACTCTTCGTTACGTTTTTTGACTATATCTTTATACTGTGTCATGATATAGGTATAAACTGCATGAAGGGTTCTTCTCTATAGCCTTCTGGAATCCACTTAACTAGCTGGTCTTCCACTACACTAGCAACATAAGTACAGTCAACTGTTTCACCTTCTTCGTCATAACCTAATATTACTGCCTTACCAGCAAAATTATAGTTAGTCGGAGCCCAATGAAAATATCGGTTAGGGTTTCTACATAAACCGTCATCATCAACGACTAGCATATTATTTTTATCAAGGGTGACTATATCAATAGCTGATATTTCCATCCACTTTTTTAACTCCGCCATATAATCGTCTCTGACAGGGTACGCAACACGAACCTTTTCTTTAAAAGGGTCAATCAGTATAGCTCGTAAGCCATTATTTTCTTCTTTCATACTACCTCCTAAGGTATTTATTTAAGTAATTAAATTTAAAACTGATCAAAAAGAAAGTAAAGTAAAGTGGGGTAAAACTTAACCCCACTTTACATTGAGCAAAACTAAGCGATCTCAAGAGTTTTGACTTTTTCAATGTCATATCTGATACCACTCATGGTATACAACCCAGTAGCTATAGCTTCTTTGATTGTTTTACCACTGACAGCTTTTACACGCTCATTATTGTGCTCGGCTGTTACTCGTTTCCCAGTCGCTTTTAATTTAGCGTCTGGACTATATTTACCGAATTTAACTTTCGGTTCTGTTTTAGCAGTTTCAGTTTGAGTCTTAGCACTGCTTAGCATTGACTTTTTGGTAGCTGTTTTATTAGCCATACATTCTCCTATAAATGGGTATATAAATATACCAGTATATATAGTATAAACGATCGGAGTTTTAGTAAAGTTGGATCAGAAAGTTTTTTTACACGAAACGATTGAGGTTTCTTGGCGACACAGGTTTTGACCAGCCTTTCCCACCTCTACGGAGCTGAATACCTTTATTTTTAGAAACCATAATTTCATTAGCATAAGCGAAGTTGCTTTCATTTAGTTCAGCTTGTGCGAGTATAGCAGGGTCAACGTAATATTCTTCGTAAGAACCTGCCCAAGAGGTATTAACATGTTCCCCCTCTATAAGACCTATAGGACCACACCCTCCCATACCACTTTCTACTAAAACAGATCTATTGCCAGCATAAGTCTTTTGTTTTAAACATTCATCTGAGCAAAATTTTCTACGGCGACCAGCACCTTCAGGTTGTTTAATAGGCTCTCCGCACCAAGTACAGAGTTTACTCATTATTAACTGTTAAGTACTTGGTCATAGCTTTGTTCTTTTATATCGTATATATCTATATCTCTAGCAAAAGACTCACTAGGGTCAATATTCAAGTGGTCATAAACCACATTACTAGCAGTTTCAATAAGCGACACACGTTTTTCTAAACGTTCAAATTCACCTGCGTTAGCCTTCATAATGGCTTGCTCAGGGCTGATAGCTTTTATTGGATAATAGTCAACCTGTATAGAGGTAAAGGGTACATAGTATGTAGTCAGGTTGGGGTTATTGCTAACTAGTTTTAAACGTGGTGGTTTCATAATTATTCCTTGTTTTTAAAAATTACCTATAGGGTTATTTAGCCTTACATCGCAAAGATAATAAAGCCCTTTGTAAAAATAAAAGGCGTGGCGAGGATTTGGTGGCAGTTATTTGGTCCTCATTAAGCAATCGTGTCGACGTTACCATACTGCACCACTAAGTTAAACTGCGTTTTTTGGCGACTTGAGTTTCACACTTAGCCATTTATGGGTTCTTCACCTCTTACAAAGTAGCGTTTTCCTTCTTGGCGACTTTCGGCTTACGCTTAACCTAATTTTATTAAACCTTAGATGTAAAAAAGATAAAAGGTTTTTGTTAGCATCATTATACTATTCAAATGCTCCTAATAACCAGAACACGAGCAAGTATCTATCACCACTTTTAACTGGTAGCCCACGGTGCAAGTGACTGAAACTAGGAAAGAATAAAGCGTGACCAGACGGAAGCGGATCTACTATTCCCCTACCATGAAACTCTGTACCACCACCGTCATATTCACCAGTATTTAAGGGAACTACAACGCTAATATCTGCAGACGTATCATGATGCCAGGCACCTTGATTCTTATCAGCTAAGTTGTAGTTCGCTAACTGTATTGAGCCAGGACGGTCCACGTACCTTTGCCAAATACTCATAAAGACAGGGTTCATATAATTAAGTATCACGCTCCACATATTATTAAACAACTCAGGACAACGATCATGAAGCGTGATTTCTGGTATTTGACGCAGTTTATCTTCAGTTGGGTTTACATCAAAACCAAAAACTTCTTCCATATTTTTTATTTCATCAAGCATCATGGCACAAAATTCTTCAGTAAATAATGGTATAGAGTAAACGTCTTTTACTTCTTCTTTTACGTACTCTTGTACAATATTTTTGATATCAACCTGTGCCCACTTGTCTTCATATTCTTGTATGGTAGGCTCACTTTCCTGGATTAATTCGATAGTTGTTTTGTCTATACACCAACTACTATTAATACCCAGCATAGTATTCTTTAATCTGTATGGTGCTAACTTACTGTACTCAGGCATCTTTTTTCCTCGCTGGGTTTATTAATTCAAAATAAAATTTTTTGTTTTCAATGTGCTCAGCTACTATCTCCATCATTTCATCAATAGATGTTTTGTCATTAAATACATCTTCATCAGTCATGATGCAAAGTTTCATAACTTGAACGTGCTTAGCTTCTTTTTTGTTTTTTGGCATTTTTATTTTTGCCTATCGCAAGTTTGATAACTTTTTGTAGCCTACCAGACTTCATAAGTTCATCAAATTTTTTATACGCAGTTTTTTTCATAGACCTGACCTAAAGGTTAAATTAATTCTTTCTTCAGCTAAAGGTAAATCAGGCACAGCGTGAGTACTTTTCATTTGACTGTGACCGTCGAATATAAGTACGTCTCCGTGTTCTAAAATATAAAACGTTTCTTTGTTTAAGAAATTTTCCTCGAAAAAAATATCGCTGGTATTAGTGTGATGTTTAATAGCGTTTTGGTAAGTACGCCAAGCAAAAACTCTAGGTGCACCAAAACTTACAGACACAACTACATCATCAAGAGTAGGTACAGTATCACTGTGGTGAGGTATACCTTCTTCTCCAGGATACAAACCACAAAGACAAAAGGTAAATTTAATTGAATCTAAATAAATAGCACTAGCTAAGTTTTCAGCTTGATCTTTTATAGCCTCTAGTTCAGGAGTCCACGGTTCAGGATTCATATGCTTACCAGCATACTCAAATGGTGCGTCACCAAAACCACGACTAGGTCTACCATAGACCATACCGTTATTAGTTTTACGAACCACAGGTTCATCCCAGTGGTCAAACTGAGGGTTAAAGTGTTTAAGTGCTCCCTTTAGGTAATGAATATTCGACATTTTCTGTTTCTTCTTTCTCTAATTCTATCACCTTACCAGTAGGCAGTATGCCACCTGTATCATGATAGAGTTGTTTCATACGTTCTAAAACTTCTTCTTTTGACATAACGTCCACACGGTTGACGGTCAGTTCACTACGGTTTACGTACAGTCCTGCTGCCTTACCCCTAGCCACTTCTGCAGTGACTGCTGCTGACCATGCTCCGTTACGCAAAGCTCCCTCTCGTATATCTTTTAGGTCGGTAAGATGTGTAGCTAAATCAAGAGCCACTTTGTTACTGGCTTTTTCTTGAAGTGCTTGTATTTTTTCCTGTACGTGAGGGTTATTTTTACTGGCTAATTCGTAACCTGTTTTAATAGCTTTCTTTTCACTGTATCCTGCTTTAATGGCAGCATCTTTTTGAGTCATACCTTTAGCCACGTTCTGTGCAAACTTTTCTTGCTTAGGTGTTAATTTCTTTTTCTTCATTAAGATGTTTAAAAGCTATCATTAAAATAATGTGTCCGTCTCTACGTTTGAGGTAGCTCTCTGAAGATTCATCGACTTTAGCCAACATTAAAACTTCAAAGGGAGTAGCGTACTCTTGATCCCTCCAGTATTCTTCTAATATTTTTATAGACATAATTTATTATAACCTAATTCATTTTCATAAGTTTACGATTTTCTAGGTCGTAAACAGGTAGCCTAGCAAAAACATCAAAACAACAATCTAAAATTCCTTGAACCACTAAACCAGTTTCTTCATCAAACGGTCCTACAATTTTTACTCTCATGTGAGGATCAACTTTGTTGCCTTGAGCGTGTTCGTGTACACATAAAGGAAGCACAGGATATAGTAATTTTTTAGGGTCATACCCAAACCTTTTGATAGTCATAAAAAACTTATCCATGTTTAACGCTCTGTTATAATCGTTTTTTGTTGCGTGTTCGTTAGCCTCTGCTAAGTCTGAGTATTTCATAACACGAGGGTCTTTGTAAAAAAATCCCCCTATGTCTTCTTCTACTTTTTTACTCATTTAATTCTCCATACTCTAAGTTTCTTAACGCCTTCTTCATAAACTGTACGAGTGGTTAGTTTAGCCCTGTGCCTTTGACCATGAGCCGAAGCCGAAGTTCGCAACCTTGTTACTTCTTTTTCATCCGTAAACGGTATGGCAAAACTTTGCCCAACCTCTAACCTATGAAAATTCCATTTTTCTTTATAGTTTGGTTTAGGTAGTTCAATACCTGTTTCTATAACAGGTAATTCGTTAATATTTTCTTGCATAAATATCTCCAATAAATTTATAGTTTAGTATATAAGTATTCACTTAGAAGTTATAGTATAATCCCAATATATTTAGAGCCTTTTAGAGCGTTTGATTTACCTACGCTATACTTACCCTACCCTTTTAAAAGCAACGCCTTAAAACGCGTCACAGTAAGCCCTAAATTAAAGTGATTTATAAAAAGGTACGCCTTTAATACGCAAACATTTATACCGTGAAACTGTTTTATTCCTTATAGTTTTGATGATAGCCAAAGCTATTTTATCTCGGTTGTCTTCTACCCATTGATCAAAATCGGGAGATTTTGAAATAGTGTTATTAGTGTCAACTTCTACTAAAATTCTAGCAGGTGTACCTTCAACTTCTTTAGGGTTATGGTAAACCATTTCCCAAAGCAATTCGTAACGACTAGCCTTTCGTGACATAACCTAACTTAATATCATATTTGATAGCACGTATATCAAGAACACCTTTATCAAGTACGTCTTGAATAGTTTTAATGTTTTCATATTGTTTCATGCGTTCTATATTTTTAGAAGCCATAGGCATCTTATTGGTACGAGTAAGTTTTTGACTTGTGTCGTAAGGGTCACGAGCACTTATAACTTTACACAGTGGGTCTGGTTTAGGTTTGCTACGGTCAACTTTAAAAACCTTGCTTCTACTCATGTCACTCTCCTCTGGCTTAACAGCCATTTTATTAAAAAGATTCCAAAGTTTAATTTGACAATCTTTTTTATTTTTAAAATTCTTGAGTTTACGTTTAGCAAATTTATTATAAATCTCAAGAGCTTTTGATTCTGGTATAATTGTATTTTGATGTGACATAAAAGCAGGGTCACCAATACGTTGGTAACCCTGTACAATAGTATGTAGTTCTGCCATATCAACTTTCACCACCCTTGAATAATCAGGGGTGGTGAAACATAAAAACTCTATAGAGTTATGCTGCTTCGGCATACTCTATAGCTTTAGTCATAGCACGGTTTTTAAGTGAAGCACGAGCACCGAACCAAGCGTTATGCATTGATGCGTCACGGTCGTGACCCCACTTATGGTCAACCACGTAAGTTACTGCGTTAACAGCACCCCACCACGTACCCTTAGAGCTTTTAAGGTCAGCTCCAGGTTGCTGCTCAAGAGCCTCATAAACTTTATGAGGAGTACGTTGAAACTCTTCAAGCGTTCTAAGTTTAGACTCAGCTAAAGCAGTATCAATATTTTTACTATTCTCTACAATTATTTTTTCTTGTAAAGCTAGTTTAGGCTGTAATAAGTCAGCTATATAACTAACAACTTTATTTTCGTTATACTTTTTACTGCTTAAAAACTCAGCACTTTTTTGATACTCGTCAAGTCTAACACTCGCTAACCCTAACGCTTCTTCTGCAGTAGTTATTAACTGACTGTCAAATACTTTAGTGTGAGGCATTTTAAACGCAGGTTGTGACTTATCAGCTAGAGCCATTGATAAAGTATTATTACAAACTACACGTACTGGTGTAAACCTAATTTCATTAGACTTACCCCACTCATGGGACACGGACACTAATAAGTAGCCCTCTATCCTATCATCGCCTGGCAGGGTAAAGCCGTCATTAATTTCAGCTAACCCCCATATTTGTTTACCATTGCGTAATGAACCTGCAGTATGCATATTCATATTACCAGCGTCTGTAAACTTTTTAAAGAAAGTAAAAGCCTCCTGGTTTTGCGTTGGTATAAACCTTGGTCCACACGGTCCAAGTATGTTGTTATCACTATCACGCACAAGCATGTAGTAATCATCAGACATAATAAGGTCGTCAGCTTTATCGCTAACTGCGTTATTATATGTGAATATATTACGCTTACTAACTGTCCAGTCAAGTCCAGCTTGTTGAAGCATCTCGTTAGGTGTTAAGTTGCCGTCAACTTGTACACCAAGCCCATGCCAAGGTACTTCCCCAGCGTAAGCCATAGTCTCAATATTATGAGCCATAAGTTTCTCCTATCTTAAATGCCTATTAAGTTATTTAATAGGTACGTATAACTTAACTTAGATTAGCTACCGATAAAAGGAACATCTAAATATTCTTATACTTTTTTACACACTCTCTTTTTTGCCGAGGTAAGTAGTCTTCCCAACAACGAACAACGATCAGTTTCTTTTCGACTTCCGTAAAAGTGTTCCAGTCCCTAATTTCTGTGGCAGTCCTACCACATCCTTTACAGGTACGTGTACCCCACTGAGTAACAGTACACATGCCAATACAAGGGGAATCATGAAGACTGCTAGTTTCATGCAATAATTTTTGTGTCATTTCTACTCCTGATGAGTCTAACGTCATGTTCTCTTAGCCAGTTTCTCATCATGTTCTTACGTTCTAGTTTACTAAGGCTCGTATCATTTAGTAAAGCATTACTAAAGTCAGTATATGCATCGTATCCTCGATAATAATCTCCTGCCCCTATGTGATTAAACCTAACGATTTGCCATACTCTTTGTTTGGTGATTTTAAACCTGACACCTATTTCTTCAAGTGTCATATTAGTATTGAGCGTTATCATAAAAATTTCAAAATACTTAGCTCTTTGTTTATCTCTACGTGACATTAAAATACTCCTTGAAGTTAATAGTTGCTTCACCCCAGCTTTGACCTATTTCAGCATCAACTTTATTAGGTACAACTAGGGGTACACAATCAGCCATAATTTGCATAATTTTTTCACAAGTTTCTTTAGAGTCGACAGATATATCTAACTCGTCGTGTACTTGTGTGTGGGCTAGTATGCCTTCCTTATATAACTCTACCATAGCCTTTTTAGTCATGTCAGCAGCAGAGCCTTGTATAAGCCTATTCATAGCTTTATAGGTAAAGGAACGCTTAATGTCCTGACCATATTTATCTAATGCATCTGAGAACGGTAAAGGTGTACTTCCAAACTCGTATCTAGGTTCGTATAAATTAAACCTACACTTACGCCCTAGCACAGTAGTTATAAATCCACGGTTACTACCCAACCTAGCACATTGATCACGCAACCCTTTAATAAAAGGTACACGGCTATGAAAAGTATCGAATAATATTTCAGCTTCCTGCGGTGAAATATCTAACTGACGAATAAGTTTATCTTTACCCATGCCATAACTTAAACCTAGATTAATAATCTTAGCTTCTTTACGACTTATGTTAGCCATATCTGCTACTACTTGATGAAAGTCTGCGTCTTTATTACGGTAGGCATCTACTGCGTCGTCTGAACCTTCTTGTTGAGTTTTATGGGCATAGTGTACGGTAAGTCTAGGTTCCTGTTGAGAGTAGTCAAAAGCTCCCCAGTGCATACCTTCCTCGGGAATAAATATACTCCTGATAAGAGGTCCTATTTCATCGTGCCTAGCTGGCACTTGTTGCAGGTTTGGCTTACTACTACTGAACCTACCAGTTACTGTACCACCACGGTCACTACGTAAAGGATGTAATTCCCCATGTATTCTACCTTTAACATTATGGTCTAATATCATGTTATCTATAAAGGTGGTTCTAGCTTTATTTAATTGTCTAGCTCTGGCTATATCTTTAGCTAGTTTGTGCTCATGTCCTTCAAGCCAAGCTGAGGTAAAACTAGGAGCGTTAGTTTTTTCTGTTCTAGGATAACTAAGCCCAGCTCTATCAAATACAGTAGCCACTGATGCTGCTGCCCATAAGTCTGGAGCTACACCATATTCTTTATAAATACCTTCTAGTATTTTGTTTTCTTCGTTAGTTAATTTCTTATTAATTTTTTCAGCTTTTTCTAAATCTACACGTACACCTTTCCAACGCATATCTAGCAATAAAGGAATTAAAGCAGTTTCTAACTCATATATTTTCATAACGTTTTCTTTAACTAAAAGGTCTTTTAATATACCCCAAAGTTTTAGAGTTAGCCCTGCGTCTTGTTCGGCATATGGTCCAACATACTTAGCTGGTAGTTTATACATTTCGCTTTTAGGATTAAGACCGTAGGCTTTTGCTGCATCTTCTAACAGACTTTCATCTTTAAGTTCACCCACGTATCTTTCACCTAACTTATTTAAAGAATACCCATATTGATTTTCATTAATTAACGGTGCAGCAAACATAGTATCGTGTATAGTTCCATTTACCTTGACACCTAAACGCCTTAACCAACCTAAGTCGTATAAAGAGTTATGAAAAACTTTGTCATTGTTATAGCTAAACTGTTTATTCATCCAGTTTATAACCACACGCTTATCTAAATTACCACCACCAACGTGTTGTATAGGTAGATAAATTTGAAAGTCTTTAGTAGCTACAGCTATACCAGTTACATGACCTTTATTTTCAAACGCCCAAGACGGTCCGTGAGACATGAGTAACGGATCATAAGTCTCTAAGTCAATAGCTACCTCACTATAATTAGATAGGTCTGGTAAACTACTAGGGGGAACCCAGTCCGTCTCAGGCATAAATAAACTACTCTGCACTGGGTGGGTGTATTTCTAAGCTAGAAGCATAAGCCTCTACTAAATAAAGGTAACAACGTAAATCACGTATATCATCTAGTATGCCAGCATTACTAGGGTCATCTAGTATGGCACCAAATACGTCCCAATGGTTTTTCATTGATTGGTTTTCTATACGGTCAAACTTACGTGCTAACATCATAAACGCACCAACGCCACCACGCTTACGCCAACTATCACCATAACTTTTTTCAGCGTGTTTTAGCTGTGCTATATCACGTTGAGCTAACTTTTCTATCTTATCAAAATCTGCAGGCATATAATCTCCTATTAAATTCTATTAGGGCAAATATTTTGTTTACCATAATAACACCACTTACATTTAAATTGTGAAGGTTTAGCAGGGAACTCAGTAGCAGTGGTCATGTCTACAGCCCTATCATTTAAACGTTCACGCTTACCGTCCACAGTAGGTTTGTCGTACTCATAACGGTCTAGCTTACCATGGTCAAGATACCACAACTCAGTAGTTATAGTTTCTAACTCTGGTAACCTTTCAAATACTATGCTGGCATAAAGCTCACATTGTTCTCTGTGACCTTCTTGATTACCCTCATACCTACCTGTTTTAAAATCTATTACTCTAGCGTTTTTATCACCTTCAATATGAACAAATGCATCTACTTTAGCCCTACCCCAAGTGTCTTCATCAAACCAACCAGTAGACTGCCACTCTTTATCAAAAGCCCAGTCACCTTCACAAAGTACATGACCTTTAAGGTGTAAGTCTTTTAATAAATCAAAAGCTTCTTTAAATTCACTAAGTTGTGAAGGGGTTTCATCATAACGCCCACGTATATATTCCTCACACATTTTATGGATATCTTTACCACGATCCATAGCTTTATTGCCAGGTTCTTTTATACGTTGTATAAAAGCATATTCTGCTTTCTTAGGGCACGCCTCATACATTTTCAGTCGGCTATACGACCACTGTGTAATATTACTCATTTACTTTCCTTTGTTACTTATAGATTTATTTAGCCAATTATAAGCAGCAGTACCCCAGTCACTAGCTAGGCAAGACTGTACTTCAATTAACGCTTCATCATATTCTTCGCTCTTGTATAAATACCAAGCATCTTGTAATGGAACTGCCACCTCACTAAAGAAAGGGTCAGCAAAATCTACAGACGACATAGGTGCACGGCATAAAAACCATGTTAAGTCTTGTTCCCAAGT